TGGACGGAGAAGAACTCGCGCTCGCGCTGGACGTCCTTCCACGTCACGGTGGAGCGGCCCGCCCCCTTCGGCAGCAGAACTCCTTCCAGCGCGTCGACGGCGATCTCGCAGATCTGCATGAGGAACTTCTCGAAGTCCTGCAGCTCGCGGTTGAACCGCTCGCTCTCCACGTCCTCGAGGGTGTCGAGCATGACGCCCGAGTTGATGCCGCTGGGCTTCTTGGACTGCGCCGAGAGCATCGAGACGCCCGAGATGTTGTACATGGCCTCGATGATCTCTTTGCGCCGCTGGAGGAGCTGGGGGCTGACCGCCGCAGGGGTGACGACGGTGGCCGGCGCGGTGGCCCCGGGGGCCGGCTCGTACTCGTACACCAGGCCGGCCTTGCCCGCGTCGAGTGTCGAGGCTTTGATGCCGCCGATGGTCGGGGTGAAGATCAGGTTGGCCGGGGTGTTCTCCTCAGCGTCGTGGATCTTCGCGTTCACCAGGTCGAGCTCGCGCTGCAGCGTGATGAGGTCGTCGACGAGGGACGGCGACCACATGCCTTTCACCGGCGGGCAGTAGTAGATCGAGGCGACGGGCGAGCGCTTGAACTTGATCGCGCTCTCGCGCATGAGAACCCCGTCGACGATGTCGTAGCGGACGCCCTCCTCGAGCAGGTAGTAGATGCGGTACTTGTCGGCCCGGTAGAACGGGTTCTGGTCGTAGCTCGCCCGGGGCGCCGTGCCTTCTTTCAGGATGGCTTTCAACGCCGCCAGGGGGTACTGCCGCAGCTCGATCATCACGCGCGAGAGGCAGCCGTAGTTGAACTCGGCGGGGTCGTAGAAATACTCCCACGGCCGCAGGCGCCGGGGCTTCTTCGTCTCCTCGTCGATCCAGATGTGGCCGGCCTCGAAAATCTGCGCGTCGCGGTAGCAGAGGTTGGCGAGCTGGTAGATGCTCTCGCGCTGGTACCACTGATCCGACCACTGCTGGCCGATGCGGCAGACCTTCCGCGTCTGCCATTTGCCGTTCACCGGGTTGAAGAATGGCCGCACCTTCACCTGGCTCATCTTCGAGAGCTTCGTGTCGATGCAGCTCTTGATGACGTTCTCGATCGGCCAGGGGAGCATGTTCCCCTCGCTGGCGCCGAAGTTATACGAGACGGGATCGTTGTACAGGTTCCAGATGTCCTCGCGGCGCTGGCCGTTGTTGTTGTACCGGTTCAGGTTCCGCAGGTACTTCATCTCGCGCTTGGACAGCCAGGTCGAAAGCTGCTGCGCGTCGGTGAGGATCTTCTGGATGTCCATCAGAAAACCTCATCGTGCGGGGCGCCCTGCTGCTGGGCCCGCCCCTTGACGCCGAAGGTCCACTTCACTCCGCCGGGGAAGGTGATCTCGGAGTAGAACCCGGGGTTCTGCCGGGCGGCTGCCGCGACCAGGGCCTCGATCAGCGGGTAGTTGAGGGGGCGCTTCTGGAGGTCGATGTACTCGCGGCGCCGGCGCTCGAGCTCACGCTCGCGGTCGGCCTCTTGCTTCAGGAGTGACCAGGCTTCAAGGAATCTCACACCCTGTATAGGGCCGGTTTCTCCGGTTTTTCTAGAAGCAGGCCTACTTTTTTTCCGGCTCGGTCGTGCTGATCACCCTCACCTTCGAGCGCAGCCAGACATACCGCATAGAGTACAGGATGCTCTTCGTGATCTCGGGATGGTACGTCTCATCGTCGATCCGCCGAGTGAGCTCGTCCTTCTCGTTCCTCGCCCAGATGATCCGCCGCGTCTCCTCCTCGAACGGCCCGACGACCTCGATCCCGCCCACCGTCTGCGGCTCGTGCACCTTCAGCCGGCCAGAGGCTACCTCGTCCTGCAGCATCTCGAGCATGAGGTCCTGCTGCCCCTGGTAGGCCGGCTGCACAGTGCGGCCGAACTGTTGAGCCAGGTCGTACGGGATTTTCTTCCCGAGCCCTTCGGTGTCGCAGAAGAACGTGACGGCCTTGTTCGGCACCTTCGCGAGCAGGGGGTTCGTCATGACCTGCGCGAGCCCACGCTTCACCTGGGCGGCGAAGTCAGCGATCCCCGTCCGGTTGCCCTTGTACTCGTACAGGGTGAAGCGCTCGGGTTTGTTAACGCTGGCCATGGTGATGACGCAGCTGTCCGAGTCGTCGAAGCCGTAGTCGAGGCCGCCCGAGAAGAACACGTCCGCCGCTGGCTGGCCGGCGATCCACGCCGCGAGCTCCGACTCCTTGAAGTGGTTGCGCGGCAGCATCCGAAAAACCACGGCCTCCGTGTCGTACACCCCGATCTCCCCGCAGTACTCCCGGCGGAAAACCTGGTTGTCCTTCGTCCACCCCTTCTCCTCGAGCACCCGCTCGAGGCTCTCCGCATGATTCGGGATGTGCGGGTTGACCGCCATGTTCCAGTTGAACCGCGCGGTCTGCTTGCCGTTCTCCGCGTACTTCTCCTCGGCGTAGTTGCCCTGCACGCGCGAGGGGGTCCCGCCGAGGCACAGCTGCGAGTCCTCGAAGTCCCGCAGCGCAGGGCCCAGGATCTCCTCGGCGAGCATCTTCAGCTTCTCGTAGTTCCTGCTCTGGCACTCGTCGATGATCGCCATCAGCAGCGAGTGGCCGCGCATGTTCTCGAGGTCCTGCTTCGTGGCCGAGCCCTTCACGAAGATGCGCACGCCGGTGTTGAGCTCCGCGCACTGCTCGGCGATGTGCGGCTTGAACGGCACGTGCAGGTAGTTCAGTACCGCCATGAGCTTCGGCCAGAAGATGTCGAAGGCCGCCTTTGCCGTCAGCCCGATGTAGAAGATGTCGCCCCGCTCGTGGGTGATTGCGCAGTCGACGGCCTTCACCGCCCAGCCGTCGCTTTTGCCGGCCCGGCGCCCGCTGATGTTCACGACGAGCTGTTTCCGCGACAGCAGCACCTCGCGCTGCTCGTCGAAGCAGTACAGCGACAGCAGGTAGCGCAGGTACTTCAGGTCGTCGGTGCGGCGATTCTGGAGGATGTCGTCGATCTCGTTCAGGTGCGGCAGTAGCCGGTCGACGAAGTCCGCGAGGTTGCGCATGTCTCCCGTGAGCACCGCGTTCATATAGCGGTCGAGCGCCGCGATGGCGAAGGGCACCGCCTCGGGGTCCTCGCGAGTGGTGAGCTTGCCGGTCTTCGGGAGCACCGGGGCCTCGATCATCTGCGCGAACAGCTGCGCCGAGAAGTGCTTGAACCCGGCGACGCGCCCTCGGGGGTTGCCGCTTTGGCCCTTCTTGAATCGAGTCTCTGCTGGCGGTAGGAAATGCGGTGCCATCACCCTATACAGGGCCGGTTGCGGCGGGGGATTTGGGCTCCAGGTAGTGCTTCAGGCGCTCGAAGCAGATCCGGTACTCCAGGCCGCGGTGCGGGACGTGCCGGCGCTCGAGGTAGCCGCCGTCGACGAGCCGGCGGACGAGCGCATAGTAGACGGGGGCTCGCAGCTTCATCGTCCGGCGGATCGCCCGCTCGTCGGGGAAGAAGAACATGCCGCGGTGGCCGCTGCGGTCCCAGCGCCGAGGTAGTTGGAAGTAGAGCTGCATCATCACGAGCGCCTGCATCGGCGGCATCTCGCGCAGGAGACCGTCGCGGAGCGCGAGAGCCGGGTCAGCGGCCACTTCCGAGCATCCTCTCGATGCGGTCGATCACGTAGGCGATCGGCGGATCCCCGTCCGCGTGGATCTCCGCGGTGCCCTCGTGGGGCCGGGCCTGGCCGCGGAGCCGGCACTCCACGAGCTCCGCGTGGGCCGCCTGCAGCAGGTCGCGCACGGCGGCGGCGGCCTGATCGTCGATGGCCTCTGCGGTCTGCTCTGGCTGCTCGTAGATCAGCAGCCCGTGCCACCGGAAGGGAGCGGACTTCGGGAGAGCCGCCTCGCGTTCGAGGCGCTCGATCTCCGCGAGGAACCGTTCTTCCTCGCGCTTGACTCCGAAGAATCGCTTCGCTCCGGGCAGCATCCGCCACAGCTCGAACCTGCTATGCTTCATCCCTCAGCCACCTTATCAGCTCCTCGATGAGACTCGACACGCTCATCCTGTTTGCCTCGGCGTAGCGTCTCGCGTAGTCCGCCAGCTCCGGCAGCAGGCTGGCCTTGACCACCACGCGACGACGGCCGCCAGTGGAACGTGCGGAAAACTTGATGCAACGCCTCGGCGTGCTCGTAGATCCAGCTTCGCTCGACATAACACGCTATCCTCTTCACCGCCACGCGGTACGATGTTGAACGAGCCAGGTCAGCTGCGATCTTCTTTCCGTGCTCGTGGGCCGCTACCAGCACCTCGAGCGCCTTCTCGGGATGAATCGCTGGCCTCGCTGCGGCAGCCGACTCGTGCCGATCGGCGTCTGGCGTCAGGTGCATCTGCGACTCGAAGCTGCGCTGATGGCTGCGCAGCGGCTCGTTCAGTATGTTGCGAACTTCGTAGGCGAGACGGACGCGAAACCGTTGCACGGAGTACCCGGGGTTCCGCAGGTAGTGCGCGATGAGCTGGCCCGCGGCGTCGGATGCGATCTCCTCGATGGCCTGGACCGACAGGTGGATCCCGCGGCGCTTGCGTTCCCACCGCACGATGCTCGCGGCGATCTGCTGGCAGCAGTCGCGCAGCGGGGCGAGTGCTTCCCGCTGGCCGGCGTGGAAGATCGACTGCAATCCCGTCGCTCGTTGCTCGTCGTTCATTGCGCCTCTTCGTATCGGTGCACGATCGCGACCAGGTCGTCGAAGGTACGCACGACGTGTACCTCGAGGCCTCGGCTGATTGCGCGGTTGGCGAACTCGATCTGCTCGGGGCGGAGCTGGTCGCGGTCCGTCTTGATCTCGACGAGCAGGTTCCGCCGGGGGCGGCAGGCGATGAGGTCGGAGACGCCGCGCTGCCGCGGTCGGTTGCGCGGGCCGTGCGTGACGATGACGCGCCAGCCGCGGTACTCGAGGTACTGCGCGGCCTGTGCCTCCAGCTCGTCGTGCGAGAGCTTGGGCGAATTCACGCGAGGCCACCAAGGCGGCCCGGCTTCCAGGTCCTCAGCCAGCGGATCACGCTTCGCTTGACGCCGGCAGTAGCGCATACCACTACCACGTTCGGTCCGCTCGGCACGAGGATCGTGAAGCCGCGGCTGGGCACGCGATCTCCGCGATGGAACGTGCTCTTGCGTCGCCCCTTCTCTTTCTCCCCGCGCTCGAGTTTCTGTTTGAGCTCTCGCAGCTCGTCGCCGGTCATCGCCGCCAGGTGCTCTTTCTTTAGGCCTTGGCTCGCGAGCCACTGGTAGGTCCGCTGCGTGCTGCGGTGGTAGCTCAAGTAGCCGCGGCGCTTCCCGAGCAGCTCGTCGATCTGCGGGTCGGTGAGCTCAGGCCTGCGCCGCTTGATCTCGTCAGCGGCGGCGACGATCTCATCGGTGCTGAGCTGCTTGCGGACCATGTTCTCCTGGAGCTTGATGATCGGGATGTCCGCCTCGCAGATGTTCTCGAGAATGTGCGCCGCGATCGTCGGCTCGTTGTTCGCCTGGGCCGCGCGCAACCGGCGGTGACCCCACACGAGCTCGTAGCGATCCCCTCGAGGATAGACGCCGATCGGCTGCAGCAGCATTCGCTCCGTGCTGGCGATCAGCTCGCCGAGCTCATCGTCGGTCTCGAAGCGGACGTTCTTCGTGATGAAGATCCGCCCGAGCGGGATCTCGCGCACCTTCATGATGCCATCCCTTGCGGCTTGCGCGAGTGCGCTCTGACCAGGTGCGGCCTGCCGTAGAGAAGCCCGGGCCGGAGGAACGGCTTCACCGTGATCCCGGTCCTGGCGCGCCGGCGGATCTGCTCGAGGGAATGATGCTGCACGAACACGTCGCAGACACCGAGCAGGCGCACGAGCTCCGCGCTACTCCGAACGCCGAGCTCGCGCAGTCGCTTCAGCTTCCGCCGCATGCCCTCGATAGCCGCCTTCGACCGGCCGAGCAGTCGCGCCAGATCCTTGGCGATGAGCTGGTCGGTCAGCCGCATGAACATGGCGATCTCCCCTCTCGACCATGCGGCCTTCATCCCCCCTCCTCGTCCCAGTCATCGGGCTGCTGCTCGGCCCGCAGTTTCGTCGCAGCCCTCGCGGCGAACCGGTTCCCTGCTTGCGCCTGCTTCTCCAGAATCTCCAGCCGCTTCGAGGTCGGCGTCAGCTCTTCGCGCGGTAGGTTGTGGGGGGCGCCATCAGAAGCGCCCCCCCCGCAATTTTCTCGAACACCGGAGGAAGAGGAGGAGTCTTTAAACTCCTCCTCTTCCTGTAGGAAGGAAGGGTTCGGGGACTCTCGAACAGACTCCCGAAGACTCTTCGAGGGGTCCGAAGTATCTTCGGGGTTTTCTCGAAGTGTCTTCGGGGGTGACTTCGAGGGCTGAGTGATGTTGGCTGACTCATGGCTATCCGAACTGACTTCGAGATTCTCTCGAAGTGTCTTCGGTGGCTGAGCGCTGCCGAAACGAAGCTTCCGAGCGTCGGCGCTGCGCCTTCCACCCCTGCTCTTGGCCTGGCAGATGCTTTCGTAGTCGGTGACATCGCGGAGTAGGCGCTCGCTCCAGATGTACTCGCCATCGCTCTTGATGAGGCGGTAGCGATTGACGAGAACGTCGAGTAGTTCCTGGGCTTGCTCGGGCGTGCAGGGATCCCGGGGGCCCGTCCACTTCCCGGCAAGACGAGGCGCAGCGTCCTCCACCTGCAGCCGGCAGCCGCTCAGCCCGCGGAGCAGTTCGATCAGCTTCCAGTAGCGGTACCCCGCCGCGAAACCCCGCTCGTTGGTGAGCATCTCCATCATGAGGGCGGCGGAGGCGTCGTGGTCGTGCAGGATCCAGGGCTTACGGGGCATCGCGGCCCTCCGCCACGCTGCCCGCTATACCGGCAGGGAGTACTCCCGAGCCATGTTCGGTGCCGTTGCCGTCTGATTGCTTGGCACGCTGCTTTTGACGCCCGCTGAGCGGATACTGCTTCATCGTACGAAGCACCAGAACGCGGGCCAGGGCGCCCACCGTTGGGTAGCCGAGACCATGGGCATACTGCTCTGCGGAAGCGGCTTGCTCGGTTGACAGAAAGCGGAATCGGCAGTCCTTCATCTCTCCCCCATGATCCGGGCGGTGTCGGCCGCGGGCCGGCGGCCGGCGTATCGGTGCACCGCCTCCCGCCACGAGCCGCACTGCGCGTGCAGCGCCCCGAGGTAGCGGATCCCCACGCGGATGGCGTGCTCGGGGTCCAGCGGGTCAACGCGCAGCCCATCGTTGTAGACGCGGAAGTGCTCGAGGTACGCGCTGTTGAGCTGCGCCAGGCCGTAGTCCCGGGTGCCATTGTCGTTCTCGCGGCCGACGATCCACGGTTTCCACCCGCTCTCGTGCGCGAATAGCCGGCAGGCAAGCCACACGGGGGTCCCGGTCTCGTCGCAGTAGTAGACGACGAGCTGCGCGTACTCCAGCGGGAGGGTGTAGGGCTGCGGCTCGAGCTCGGGCTCGGCCAGCGCGGGGACCGCGGTCTGCTCCTCGTGCCGCACCAGGGCGATGCCGATGCTCACGCCGCCGGCCAGCGAGAACACAACGAGGCCGGCGATCAGCGCCGCGGCCCTCAGCCATGCGAGACGGTCGAGACGTCGCCTTTGCACCACGAAGTTCCCCTCCCATGTGTGCCGGGGTCGGCAGCCCCCGGCGTGCCGGAAAAGCCTGTCCGATCGTCTGTCTGCCGCCAGCCCCGGCAACGCCGGTAGGGCAGGGGATGGAGTCGAACCATCGCCGCGAGGTCTATGAGCCTCGCTACCATACCGGCGGTGTCCCTACCATGCGGGGCCCAGCTCCTCACGGGCCCCGCGCTCAGTTGTTCACGAGCTCAGTACCATCTCGTCTCAGCTCACCCCACTTTCTGGCCATCAGACGGTCCGCCCGCTTGCCGAGGGCGCAGATGCCACAGACCCACGCCACCAGCAGCAGCCAACAGCCGACGCCGATCGCGGCCCATGCCCACCACGGGATCATGACAATGCCTCCAGCAACTTCGGCATGCGTCCGCTCTTGTATGCTTCATCGATCATGGGAGCGACGCTCTCAGCGACCGTCTTCCCATTGGGCATCACAACGTACGGCATGAACTCAGTCTCGAATTGCGCGATCCCGCTCTCAACAGTTTCTAGTTTCGCTTTGATCGACAGAGCCAACGCGCGCCACCGCCGGCGCACCTCCTGAGCGTGTGCCTCCTGGGCAACATGTCCTCTGCGCGCACGCCCCCTCGGCGTTTTCGCCACGTCGGACATATCGGGTAGCGGGAGGATGAATCGCACGTTGCGATTGTTCGCTTGGAATGCCACTGCCGCCCGGTGAGTGTCGGTCATGTAGGCAAACCCCGTGGCGCCATACCTGACCAGTACTTTCTCTATCTCCGACTTGGATCGATCGGACGTGACTTCGGTCCGCTCAGCATAACGACGGTAGTTCATGCCGGAACCTTGGCCAGCTCCGCCATGATGATCCGCTGAGGGATCATCTCCTGGGCCTCCGGCGAGTGCGTCACGATCAGCGTGTGCCGCCGGCCGCTCTCCGCGTGCGCCGCGCGCAGCATCGCGAAGTACATCTGCCGCGCCTCGGGGTCGAGAGCCCCGTCCGCCTCGTCGGCGAAGCACGTGATGAACCGCAGCCCGGTGTTGCGGTCGCGGATGATCGCGAAGGCGTCGTACAGCGCGCGGTAGATCCAGACGCGCTCGCCGCCCGAGAGCGTCGCGAGGTCCTGCTCCGTGCCCTGCTCGCTGTCGGTGATGAGGATCGCGAAGTCCTCGATCTGCCGCGTCTTCGATCCGCGGCCGGCGATTCGCGTCGTACGGAACTCCACGGTGAACCTCGTGCCGTAGGCTGCCGACAGCAGCCGGTTGGCGACCTCGGCGATCGACGGCCCCAGCGCGTCCAGCTCGAGCGCCTGGATACCGTCCGCTCCGCAGGCCCGCTCGAGATACCGCCACTCAGCGGCCTCAGCCTTGCGCGCTGCGAGCTGCTGCTCCGTGTCCTCTATCTCCTGGCGCACCTTCTCGAGCTCGTTGATGCGCGCGAAGTTCTCGTCGATCCTCGAGCGGAGGGACGCGCAGGCCTCCTTGATCGCCGTGTACTGTTTCCGCACCGCCTCGAGGTCAGCTGCGGCCTTCGTGGCCCGAGCCTCGAGCGTTTCGTCGAGGGTTGCGATCATCTTCTTGATGCGGTTGTCGGCGTTCTGCGCCTCGAGCTCGCGCTGAGTGATGAGCTCCGTCAGCCTGGCGATCTCGACCTCGGCCCTCTGAGCTCTCTCGACAACCGACCGCAGAACCTTCGGATCCAGCTTTTTCAGCCCCGCGCGGATCCCTTTGAGGACGTTTTCGTCGAACGCCGGCAGCTTCGGCTTCTCCGGCTCGGGGGGGATCCCAGCCAGGGCCTCGCGCTCGATCTTGCGGCTGCCCTCGATGTCGACGTCAACGTCGAGCACCTGCTGCTGTACCTTGGCGAGATCCTCGGCCTTCGCCTGGCGCGCCGCGCGGAGCTCCGCCAGCTTTCCCTCGGGGAGCTTCTGCCCGCAGGTCGGACAGTTCTCCGTCAGATCCCCGGCCAGTTCAGCAGAAAGGGTGTCGACACGCGTGACCAGGCGCGCCTTGGCCAGCTCCAGATCCGTACGAGTCTTTCGCGCCTCCTCGATGGAATCGCGCATCGCCTTCTCACGAGCTCGATGAGCGCCCAGCGCGTCGGCATACTCAGACTGGATCCGCGCGACCATGTCGGCATGTTCCTTGGCTCGTGCATTCTCTCGGGCCTCCTCAGCCCGCAGCCGCTCGTACTCCGCCAGGTCCCGCTCGGCGCCAGGCCGCAGCTTCACGGCGTCGGCATAGGTCGCAGCCTCCTTGCGCGCCTCGGCCGCCTCCACGGCGTAGCGTTCGATGACGGCGTTCTCCTCGGTGATCCTCTTCTCGGTGGCGCGTTGCTGCTCGAGCTGCGCCGCCAGCTCCTTCGCCCGGTTCGCCGCGGCCTTCCCGTCGAGCTCTACGCCGGCCAGAGAGTCCTGAGCCTTCTCGAGTTCAGCCGCATCGACGTCGATCCGTTCTCTGATCGAGGGGATCGCCAGCAGTGCCTCGCGCTTCGCCGCGAGGGCCGCCTCGGCCAGGGCGGTCTCCTGCTCGATCGAAGTTCCCTTGCCCTTCGCGCTCTCCGCAGCCGCCTGCAGATAGTCGAGCCCAGCCAGCTCCCGAAAGATCGCTTTCTTCTCACCTTTCGTTGCCTCCGCGAGATCGGGGTTGTTCTTCGTCGCGCGCTGACTCACGAACGCCGAGCGGAGGAACAGCGCCAGGCTGCCGAACAGCCGGCCTATCGCATCCTCGTAGTCCTCGCGCCGGCCATTGGTCAGCGGTGTGTCACCGGCGAACAGGTGGTACTCGGCTTTGCCCGAAGCGTTCTGCCCGTCGATCAGCATCAGCGACCGGTACTCCTGGCCGTCGCGCTCGTCGACGAACCACAGCTCGCGCGCCGAGTCGCGAAGGCGGAAGTGGTCCTGCAGTTTGCCCTCGCGGGTGAGCAGGCAGGGCCACGGGTGCAGGTTCTCGAGCAGCGTGCTCTTCCCGGCGCCGTTCGGCCCGATCAGCGCCACGAGGCCGGCGTCGTAGCGGTCGAGGTCGAGGGTGATCTCCTCGACGCCGAGCCCCTTCCAGATGCCGGTGGCCCCGCGGAGGCGCAGCTTGCGGATCCGCAGGTGCGCGCCTGGGAGCATCCCCGATTCGCCGGCGGCCTCCGCCTCGAGAGCATCGGCCTTCAAGAGCACGGAATATGCCGGCTCCGGTTCTCCGCTCGCCTCGGCGTACACGAGCACCTTGTCCCGCAGGTGCTTGTGCTCCGTGATCTCGGCAGCGCGCACCGTCTCCGTGGGGATGAGAGTCACGGTTACCCGTGATTCCGGGTTGGCCCCGTACTCGTCCACGAGTGAGACAAGCTCAGCGTCGCAATCGATCCTCGAGGCCGTCTCACGGTTCGCCTCAATCGCGAGCCATACGTCGAACCCATTGAGTTCGCACGCTGACAAATCCGTGTCGTAGTCGAACCCCGGGCCACTGGCATCACTCGCTGCCTCGACGCAGATCTTCTTCCGCGGCGGATGCGGGAACGGGATGCGGACGACCTCGGCATCGAAAGGGATCCGGCCGACAACAGCAGCCTCGCCGTCGAACTTCGCCGGCGCATCACCTCCGCCGGAGAGCTCTACCAGGTTGCATCCTTTGACGTCGACCTCCGCCCAGTCCACCGGGAACGCGCTTCCCGCGTAGTAGGCCGGCAGACCCGGGATCTGCTGCGCCAGGTGCACGTGGCCCATGGCGTAGTAGTCAGCGCCCACGAGC